AGATAAAGGCAACTCTGCGCAGGGATTAACACACTCAGTTTTAAAATTCTTGTATTCATTCGCTGGCAAGTACTTGCAAATGTTATCCCACATCAAAAGCCCGGGTTCGGCAGTCTTTGTGGCAGAGGCAACCATCAGATCCCACAACTCTTTGGCTTTAACTGTCTTTCTATGCTTAGGCTCGTCTGAGTCGACCGGGAATCTTAATTCAAAATCTTCGCCGGCCTCAACTGCGCTCATAAATTCATCAGTTATCTTAACTGAGACATTCGCGCCTGTGACTTTTGACAAGTCATGTTTCATAGTGATGAATTTTTCAACGTCAGGATGACGAATATCCATAGATATCATTAAAGCGCCGCGGCGGCCATTTTGACCTATCATTCTGCACACGTAAGAATATAAATCTGAAAAACTCCATGCGCCTGAAGTAGTGCCGGCAGAATTGTTGACAGGAGTTCCATCAGGTCTTAGTTGGGAGATGTCAACCCCTACGCCGCATCGTCTTTTAAAAAGATTTGCCAAGTCTTTTGCGGTGTTCATGATAGAGGTTATATCATCTTTTGGAGGAGCGACAACAACGCAGTTTGACAAGGATATGTTAACATAGTCGTTGCCTATCCCCATCATGGGAGAGCCTTGCGGGACAATATACTTAAAATCTTTTAAATGCTGATAGATCTGTTCTTCCGAGAGCATTCCTGAGCCATTGAACTTCTGCTCTACTCTAGCAAATTCTTTAGCTAGTCTGCGATGCATATCGTTGGGAGTTTTTTCTATTAATGAGCCACTATTATCTTTAAGACAATATTTCGTCATCCAAACATTTGTAGCTAACTCGTCTCCGTTAAAATATTCTAGCGTCTCTTTCTCAACGTCAGCATCGTCAAACATAATACTCTCTCCTTAAGTCCTAAATTTTTTATACTTTTCTTTTAAAGTTGTGAGTTGCTTTTTAGCAGCATTCTCTTCTATCTCTCTTGGCGACTCAGTGGACTGCTCAAGAACCTTAATGGTAACATTAGAGGTGTCCATGAAAATTGGGAACACCATTCCATCTGGGCCGTTTCTATTCTTTGCAATAAACATTCTTCCAGTATTCGTGTTCTTATCTTCAATTGTTCTGGATATCGAAAAAATAAAGTCTGCGACGAAGCACTTGTTGAAAGCTTCTGATATCGATTCCATAGTAATGACTTCAGCATTTAACCCACTTCTGTTTGTTTGAGAAGCTGTCCAAATGGGGCATTCATTCTCTTGTGCCAAGGCTCGCAACTCTTCATAAATAGACTCTAATTCATTTCTTTTTTCGCGAAATGCAGATGATGGTCGTAACAAATCTGCATAGTCTACTATTATTAGGTCAACCTTATGGTCTAATTTGTTTAACTTTTCCAAAGACTTAGCAATATTTTTTGGGCTTGCAGTCTTAGTAGGATATTCTTTAATAAAAAGTTCGCCCGGTACGTCTAAGCAGGATTCTTCAACCATGTCTTTCATATCATGAAGGTCATTAAGCGGGACACTACTTAGGCAGCTATCATATCTCAATCCAATAACCTTCTCTGAAAGTTCTAAAGTATAGTGTACTACATTTTTACCTGCTCTCAGTGCGGCTGCACCCAAATGTACTAGAGCCATACTTTTACCAGAGCCTGTAGCGGCGATGCAAACGCCTAGCTCGCCCGATCCTAAGCCGTTCTTACATATTTTGTCAATGTGCTTCCAGTCAGTTGAAACTGCATTTCTTGCCTTAATTTCATATCTAGACTCGAAATCTTTCTTGTAATCATGTCCGTGATCCGGATCGATTCCCAGCTTCAAAGCGTTATCAATCAGGCCTTTAATTTCGTCATATGAAGAATTCTGCAGCAGATTGACGGACTTTAAAATAGCCTCCTTAAGCTTTTGTTTTTTACAAAAATCTAAAGAAGTTTCCTTAACATATTCTATGCCCTCGATATCTTTAGAAGAGTACCTGATAAAGAAGTCTCTAATCTGTTTTTGTATCGCCTCGTTCTCTTCATCTAAACTCGATTTGAGAAGAGATGACATTATATCTTTAGTAGGCTGAGTTTTATATTTTGTTTTATAATCCATTATAAGAGAGGTAAATACTCTCAAATACTTCAACTCAAAAAATTCAACATCCAGTACCTCCTCTAGCTGATCGGAAAATGGCCGATCTTCGAGAAACAAGTACGCTAGAGATTCTTGAAAGGATTTTCCATATTTTGAAAAATCAGCCTCTTGCATTTTTACTCCGATTAGTTCTTAAGACATATAATAAACGATCTGGCGCTAATTGTCAATAGATATTTTATTCAATCTCTGCGATAGTTCGCTCCAATTGAATTCGCCAAATCCATCCTGAATCATTAGCTTCAGAATTTCTGTTTTATTAAATGAGTTATCGGCCTCTAGAACTATATTCTTAATACTTCTTTTCGTATTCGCACTAAGAGAGGGCGCATACAGTTGCATCATCTTGTAGTTGAGCTTTAAAGTATCTTCATTTTCAATAATTCTCTCATAGATCTTTGCTTTTGAATCTAGGTTCTCTTTACAATGATCCATGATATCCTTGAGGGTGTAGTATTTCTCTTCTTTCAGAAAAGGAAACCTATTCTTAACTGTTGTCAAGCCGGCGCCTGGAATGCCAGGAAGATTATCACTTTTATCTCCAGCGATTGCTCTCGCAACTGCGAAGTTATTTGGATGTATCTCGAACTTCTCTAAAACTGATACTTTACTCAAGAACTCTTTCTGTACTGGTCTGTGTAAGATGGTATTCTCGTCTAAGAGCTGGAAGAAGTCCTTATCGCTTGAAATAATGACCTTTTGCCAATCTTTATATTGCGGCATTGATTTGATAAAAGCGATGATATCGTCAGCTTCGATGTCCTCGTACATTAGCTGCGCAATAGGCATGTTATTAATGTATTCTATTAGCCTGCCCTGTTGCCAAAACTTATTCTCCACCTCTTCAGATTCAGATAACGTCCGAACAGATCTGTTAAGTCGAATCGGCTTGCGGCCGGCTTTGTAATCCTTCTTTAGAGATCTCCTCTTGCGCGAGCCGCCGGCGCCGTCCCAACATACCACTACTTTATCCGGATTTGATTCGCGAATAAGTTTTTGTAATATCTTAATTGTTCCCTTCAAGCCGCCGATAGGTGCGCCATTGGTCGATAGGGAGGGATCTACAATATATGCTCTATAGAACATGTTTAGCATGTCTATAATTAAAAGTCTCTTAGAGGACATTAGTGTTCCTTATTGATTGTCGAGTATTTTAACGTGCTTTATTCTAAATGAAAATACGCCATCGAGGGCCTGTGCAGCGGCAGTAATCCGCTTCATTTCTTCTTTTATCGAGGGTGAAGTCAAAAGAAATTTAATATTTAATTTAGACAAATCCACATATTTTGATAGCTGTTTGCTTGGCTCTGGAAGGTTTACAATCGTAATATCACAAACTGCGCGCAGCTTATCCAGAATATCTGTTAGGTTCTGGGTTCTGTCTGATCTCATGATGACATCAGCAGCGTAAATATTGCCAGCCTGTGTTGCTAGGGCTTCATCCAGAAGCTCATTAATTTGTTGACTCAACATAGAACTTACTCCTATGTTATAAATAGTTAGATTATTCTTCTATCTCGTAGAAATCAGCAGCATTTCCAGTTTTCTCGTGGAATTTTAGAATTACTTCCTCGTCCATGAGTTCTAATACTCTGTTTCTGAACTTCTCTTCTTGAAGTTTCTCGACCCACTTTGAAGCTTGGAACTTTTCTGTTGAGCCATCTTCATATTCTAGAGTATACCAAGCGCCGCCAGATCTTATGTGCTCCGAGCCCTTAATCGCCTCAAGCCAGCTTTCTTCGTCTTGAACTCCAACTTTGTCTCCCCAGAGAATCTTAAACGTGCATTGGCGGCCTTGAGTTCCAAATCGAGATTTCTCAAGCTTTGCTTTTACTTCAGAGCCGATCCTGAATCCTCTCTCATCCTGCACAAAGGAGTTTTTTGCCTTTCTGCCGGTTAGCCAAATTCTTAAGCTATATGCGTAATGCATTGCTTTGCCACCGGGGGTGAAGTATGGAGTAGTCATCGCTTCAGCTACATTGCTCGTAATATTCGTTTTAAGCTGGTTTAAGACTAGTAGGGTAGCTCCAGCATTGGCAATAGGCTGCACGAGCTTGGCCATACCTTTAGAGAGTATCCTGGGCTTAACTGCCATGGAGGAAAGAGGGTTAAAGTCGCCCTCTTGGTCTGCTACCGATGGAGTGAGAGCGAGGCTATCCCAAATGAACAGCATCCTGTTCTCATTATTCTCCAGCAGATCCTCTATTGTCTCAAGAACAAATTCTACGCTATTTGCCTGGACATATAACAGAGTATTAATATCGCAACCTGCTTTCTCAAGGAAAGTAGGATCGATAGCAGACTCGCTATCGAAGTACACTACATCAATGCCCATCTTTTGGGCGTTTGCGGCGACTTGAGCAGCCAAAAAAGATTTACCTGTTGATTCTAGGCCGGCGATCTCGGAAATCTTACCAACAGGAACTCCTGCTAGCTTTCCTCTGCAGATCATAGAATTCAGCCATCGAGAACCAGTGGGAATCCAGTCTTTTACTTCTGTAGGATTTTCTTCTCCCAGGTTGTGTGCAACGTTGAGTCCAACCTTTTTATTGATAAGATTCCTCATCTCATCGACGCTAAGGCGACCGGTCTTTATTTTTTTTGCTCTAGCCAAAATATACTCCTATGTATAAAAAAGAGCGGCGCCCAAAAAGTAAAGTTTCTATAGGGGGAAATAGAGTGTTTATTCTTAGGCGCCGCGGGGATCAGCCAAGCAATTCTTCAAAAGCTTTGTCGACTGAATTGGTGCCACTTTCAGTGGCTTGAGTGCCGAACTTCTTGCCTTCTGACGATACCTCTTCAGCATCCGTGTCATCAAGCATATACTGATCCAGAATCCCCTGGACCTCCGAAGTTGTCTTCTTCTCAAAGAGAGTGGAAAAGTCAGGTATATTATCCAAAAATTCCTTCACTACTTCACTATCCTCGTTCAAGGCCGAGGAGCGGCGGCGAGGAGTAATATTAGTCTGAGGGAAAGCCTGCCCTGGTGCCTTGCCATAGGTAATAACAAGATCTGTGCCGGTATCAACCTCTGTAATATCTCCGTAGTCAGGGTTTAGGACCAAATTAAGCAGATCAGAATATACCGTTCTGCCGAAGCCCCAGACTTGTACACCATTCTGCTCGTTGTCTCTGACTACAACTGGTGCAAAGAAACGCTGGCGCGCGTTTAGACTCTTCGCCATCTTGACGCTAGCCTCGTCGCCATCATTGTAAAGATTGCGCACAAAGTTACAAACCGGGCAATCCTCTCCGTAATTTTTCTTAGGACACAAGAACCCTCCAGTCTCACCTACATTATAGTGAAACCAGTACTCCTTAAAGGGATCTCCGTCGTTTGTTGGTACCACTCGAATAGTGGTGTCTCCGTCCTGTGGACGCCAAAAATTACTCTTTTGGCCATCCCTACTATTGAGAGAGTTTAACTTATCTCTCATCTTTGACATATCAATTCCCATAATTTTCTCCTTTGGGCTTGAGTATGCTTGGCAAATTTCCCAAACATCTATAACAAGTCTATAACAAAACGAAACTAATGTCAAGCACTTTTTTAAATTTTTTGCTCTTGTATAAAGCTAGCGCTTGTGATGCAATAAGCATAATTCTGATCATAGTCTGTTGAAAAAACACCATATGAAACTTTTAAGTTTTCTTCTTCTGATTGTTTCTTCACTTGTTGTTTTATCTTCTTAAACAGAGAGCCATCTTGCTCAAGCTGTTCTTGATTGATAGCATAATAATACACTTTCTCTCGGGGAAAGTCAATATCATAAAATAACTTTTCTTCACCAGTCTCACATTCGACGACTCCAAGTGTTGAAATTCTAACGGGATCTTCAGAGGCTGAGAATGTATCCATTTCTGCTTTTGAGTGTTTATAGACATTAATCATA